ATTGTATCGGCATCCATCAAGGCCATTTCCGACCTACTCGTGAGAATGTTTTCATTATGTTCTATCCTAATGGTCCGGTTACCTGGTTCGTTCAGGCAGAGCCAAAAAACTAGTGGTCCCTCTGTATAGAGATATGATCGACGTGATTGACGGTGCATTCGTGATAAAGCAAATCAATAACGGTATACAGGGGGATTATCAGCCTCCGACAAATGTGGAGCTGATTGATCTAGTTCGAGGCGAGGAGAAGGAGAACTTGGGAATCCCGTGGGGATATGCACCAAGTGTCTTTTCGAGGCAGTTGTTAGAGAACGATTTTGCTAAGAATCTCCGCTGCTATGAGTGGTATCCAGATGAAAGGTCGTGGGGCCTCGCAAAGGAATGCTTTCGTATTTTAGTTTCTCCTTTCCTGTATGGCCCGGTGATGTCCGAGGAAGACGCTGCAAAGCGTATGGATCGGTCTACGTCACCTGGCTTTCCCTTGAATCTTAAGTATCGTGATAAGGGTACTTCATGGGATGGGGAGAAGAAAATGATCATGGATATTATTGATCAAGTACGGAAAACTGGTCGTTTTAAGGTTATGTTTGAGTATCGTCCTGGGAAATTTTTCGAGTGGAAGCATATCTATTACTTAGTGTCGCCAAAGGGCGAGCTGAGGACAGTTGATAAGCTCCTTGCGATTGATCCCAAGAAGAGAAAGACGCGTACATTTATGTGTGGTGATCTTGTGCTTTATTTGATCACAACCATGTGTTACGGGAACCAGAATGACTCGTTCCTGGAGATGTCCTGTGGTACGGAGTGGTCTGCAGTTGGTATGACTCCGTGGTATGGAGGTTGGAATGTGATGGCACGTCACTTAACCCTGGATTCAAAGGGCGGAGATCCGTTGTTTGTCAGCTTAGATGCTGAACATATGGAAGCTTCCGTCAATGATAATATCCAAACGGTTATTGATGAGAGTGCCAATGGGGCTGTTGTCAAGTCTGAAGAGAAGGATAATGTTGAGGTTACTAACCTCCTGAACTTCATTCATGACAGTGGCACAGCTTTGTATATCATAGGTGTGAATGGTTGGCTGTATTTGCGCACATGTGTTAATCCTTCTGGAAAACTGTGCACTTCTAAG